GTTGCTCCCCGGTCTGAACGCTTTGTTCGGTATGGAGTATGCTCGCTACGGCGAAGAGCACAAAGAGATCTACGAAACAGAGACCTCTGAGCGTTCATTCGAAGAAGAGACCAAGCTTTCTGGCTTCTCAGCCGCACCTGTCAAGAACGAGGGCTCAGCCATCGCTTACGACAATGCACAAGAAGCATGGTCAACTCGATACACACACGAAACCATCGCCTTGGGTTTCTCAATCACTGAAGAAGCGATTGAAGATAACTTATACGACAGCTTGTCTGCTCGTTACACCAAGTCATTGGCTCGTGCTATGGCTTACACCAAGCAAGTTAAGGCTGCTGCAGTCTTGAACAACGGCTTCTCATCTAGCTACCCCGGTGGCGATGGCGTGTCTTTGTTTAACACAGCTCACCCCTTGATCTCTGGTGGCGTCAACAGCAACACTCCTTCTACACAAGCTGACTTGAACGAGACTTCCTTGGAAGCCGCCGTTATTCAAATCGCCGCTTGGACGGATGAGCGTGGTTTGCTGATCGCTGCTAAGCCTAAGAAGTTGATTGTTCCTCCAGCTTTGATGTTCACGGCTAAACGCCTGTTGGACACTGAGTTGCGTGTAGCTACTGCTGATAACGATATCAACGCGTTGAAGCAAATGGGCGCAATCCCTGAAGGTTACACTGTCAACCACTTCTTGACAGACACAAACGGTTGGTTCTTGACCACTGACGTGCCTAACGGTCTGAAGCACTTCGTTCGTACACCGCTGCAAAACAGCATGGACGGCGACTTCGACACAGGTAACGTTCGCTATAAGGCTCGTGAGCGTTATAGCTTCGGCTGGTCTGATCCTCTCGGTATGTTTGGATCTTCAGGTTCGACCTGATAAAAAGTGAAGAGGGGGCCTTGTGCCCCCTTTTCTTTTGGTGTATATTGGCTTCATTCCGGGGTTTTCCGGTGCATTAGACAGTCCCGGCTGACGACATACAGACTAATGCACTTAACTTGTATGTAAGGACACATCATGGCAACCACCACGTTCTCCGGCCCAGTCGTATCTAACAACGGCTTTGAAACGGGCACTTCTGCTTCTCCTCTTGCAGTAACTACAGCAGAAAACATTAACGCTGCATTTGCTACAACATCCGCCGCTACTGGCGATACACGTCTAAGCTACAATAAACTTACCTTTACCTCTACAGGTTCAGGCGAGACGCTACGTGCTTTCTCTGTTGTAACGGGCACTGCTGCTGCAACAGGCGGAACGATCAACGGCGCACACATTTCTTTAAGTGTTGACGGCGCATCAGCAACCATCTCCGGCGCAGCTAATGCAATCCGCGCTACTTTAGGCGGGTCTGACGCTACTCCCGGCGGTACTTTGTCTGTTATTCAACTGGACACCGCCTACACAGTTAATGCAACTTTGCCTGCAACTGCTTCGTTCATTCGCGTGTCTGACAGCGGCACAAACACTGGTGAAATTCCTTTGTTGATGAACATTGAAACAGCCCCTGCTGCTACGATTGCGCCTACAGCAACCAGCGTTACTACTGTAGCCAAAGCAATCAAAGTGATGATTGGCGGCACTGTGTACTACGTTCCTGCGTACTCGACCTTTGCATAATGCAGATCACCAAGGAATTCTTGGAGTCTGAGATTAGTGAACTTGAGACTGAAGCACAGAAGGCACAAACCTTTTTGACTCAGGCTCAAGCCACAATCCAAGCGTACAAGATGCTCATAAACAGGCTAGACGCACCGGAATTGGAGCAAAAAAATGACGATGCAATATGATGTTAAACAAGGGCACCTAAACCAAAGTGGTTTTTTTGTGCTTGGGCGCAACCGTGTAAAAGGCGTTTCTTTTTACGGTGGTGGTGGAACTTTAGTTTTGTTTGATACAACCGTAGCCCCAGTAACTTCAAGCGTAACTTATGGTCGTACCGGCACATTAGTTACTGTGGCTAAAACCGCGCACGGGTTAACAACCGGTACTGTTGTTGGTATTCACTTTGCTGCTGGTTCAGGCGGAGCCGCTACTGATGGTAATTACGTAATTACTGTAACAACCGCAGATGCCTTTACGATTACAGACATTAACACTGGGAATATTACAGGTTCTCCAGCAGCGCTTTATGTTAGCGGCCCAAGTCGTTGGTTAATAACTTATGAAACTCACGCATCAGACGAATTCCAAAATGCCCCCCTTATTCCCGGCGAAGGCGTATTAGCAGTAAATGGAATTTATGCTTATATGAGCGGTATTGACGGAGCTCAGGTCTATTATGGCTAAGTCCCCCGCATGGCAGAGAGCAGAAGGGAAGAACCCGAGTGGCGGTTTAAACGCCAAAGGGCGAGCCTCTGCGAAAGCGCAAGGCATGAATTTGAAACGGCCCCAGCCCGAAGGCGGCTCCCGGCGCGACTCTTTCTGTGCGAGGATGAGTGGAATGAAAAAGAAGCTGACCAGCGCAAAGACAGCCAACGATCCAGATTCACGGATCAATAAGTCTTTGAGAGCTTGGAACTGCGCGGATGGTGGCTATGTAACTGCGGCTGATGGCTGCGCTACACAAGGCAAGACAAGAGGGCGGATGGTATGACTCAGCATGACACAGCTAAAGCAGTTGCAGATGGCGCAGCAGTCTTAACGACTGTTGGTGTTATGGCTACGTGGCTTCCGCCTTTGGCTTCTTTATTCACAATAATCTATCTTGGTCTCCGTATCTGGGAGTCTGACACCGTTCGTGGTTTGACTAACCGTAAGGAGTCTGTAAATGCCAGCGAAGAGTGAAAAACAAAAGCAGTTCATGGATGCTGCTGCACACAACCCAAAGTTTGCAAAAGCTGCGGGTGTACCGGTATCGGTTGCTAAAGAATTTAGCGGCGCGAGCAAAGGGATGAAGTTTGGTAAGGACACAAATACGTCCCGCCCCGATCTTCAAAAAGTTAACAAACCCAAGACACTTCATGGCAAGATGTCAATTATGAAAGAAGGTGGAATCATGGCTACAAAGAAAATGAACATGGGCGGATACGCAGACGGTGGCATGCCTATGAAAAATGGTAAACCTGCGTTTATCGGTGATGGTAAAGGCATGAAAAAGGGTGGCAGTACTGGTAACGGCATCACCACAGCAAAGATGGGCGCGGTTAAGTCCGGCGGCAACAAAGGTAAGGGCGAGCACGCCATCCAATCAAAAGGCTTGTCAAAAGGCACAATGATTGCAATGAAAGGCTCCAAGCCTCTGGGCATGAAAGCTGGCGGCATGAAGAAGATGAACATGGGCGGCAAGTCCTGCTAAGGAACCATCATGCCAATGACACCAGCAGCAGCTAAAAAGTACAAGCCTCGGCGTACGCCCGGGTCTCAAGACGAAGTTATCTATCCTGAAACTCGTGCAAAAATGCAAGAGGCTAAAGCAGAAGTTGCAGACCGTAAAGCCGCTGCAGATAATGAAGCCGCTTATGACCTCTCTTCACGCGTAAGTATGGGTGATTTGTACGAGAAAAAGGCTAAGGGCGGGTCAGTTGGCTCAGCTTCTTCTCGCGCTGATGGCATTGCTTCACGTGGCAAAACTAACTGCAAAATGTATTGAGGTGTAACTATGGCTACAAGATGGGACAACCTACCCGGACTCAGAGACGACGTAGTTGCTCGTGACCGTGAAGATACTGCCAAAGCTAAAAAAGGCCGTGAAGTAGATTCTTCTAAGCTTAGCGGAGGCGCTAAAGATGCCGTTCGTGAAGCTGGCAAACGTGCTGAAAACCGCAAGGTTGGACGCCGTGGTGCTGGTGTAGCTGCGTTTGAAATTGGTTACGGGGTTGGCCGTGCAATTGACGAAAAGACTGGTCTTGGTAAAAAGATGGTTGATAAGTCTGGCCTTGGGAGCGCCGCCGAGAAAGCAGCAAATCGCCGCGATAAAGTTGAGCTGTCCAAAGATGCTAAGGCTCGTTTAGATGAAGAAGAAGTTGATAACTATCGACGTGAAATTGAAGCCGAGGATAGAGAACGTAAAGCTTATTCCGGCAAAGACGAAGAATCTTACAAAGGCGACGGTATGAAGCGTGGTGGCCGTGTTAAAAAGATGGCTTCTGGTGGTATGACAGCTTCCAAACGAGCAGACGGGATTGCCACAAAAGGCAAGACTAACTGCAAGATGTACTAATCATGATGGCATCCCGTGGTATGGGGGACATAAACCCCAGCAAAATGCCAAGTGCGAAACGTAAGTCTCGCAGGGATGACACCGACTTCACTCAGTACGCTGATGGTGGTAAAGTAAACGCTGCTGGCAATTACACAAAGCCCAGTCTTCGCAAGAGGATTGTGTCCCAAGTAAAAGCCGCAGCAACGCAAGGTACAGGTGCGGGACAGTGGTCAGCACGTAAAGCTCAACTTGTTGCTAAGAAGTACAAAGCAGCAGGCGGGGGGTATCGAGATTGAAAGCGCCTCAGAAATCATTGAAAGACTGGGGCGACCAAAAATGGAGAACCAAAAGTGGCAAACGCTCTTCTGACACGGGTGAAAGATATCTTCCAAGCGCTGCGATCAAAAGTCTCAGCCCTTCTGAGTACGCTGCAACAACGCTGGCGAAACGTAAGGGCAAAAAGGCCGGGAAACAATTCGTAGCCCAACCAAAAAAGATCGCAAAGAAAACAGCAGGGTTTAGATAATGGCAATTACTTCTGGCGCATCCAGCTTCAATCTCCAACTCGATGAATTGGTCGAGGAGGCGTTTGAACGCGCCGGTGGCGAGTTGCGTACTGGCTATGACCTGCGTACTGCACGCCGCAGTCTAAACATTATGTTTGCAGATTGGGCCAATCGCGGCATCAATATGTGGACAATTGAGCAGGGTGAGATCACTCTGGTACAGGGCCAAAACACGTACGCTTTACCGGACGACACAGTGGATTTAATTGAGCACGTGATCCGTACACAAGCCAATATCCAAAACAATCAGGCTGACTTAACAATCACGCGTATTAGTGTTTCTACCTACGCTACGATCCCCAACAAGATTCAACAAGCTAGACCAATTCAGGTCTGGATTCAGCGCTTTAACGGGCAGAACTCCCCGATTGCAGCCACACTTACAACGACTATTACGTCTACGAGCACTGAGATTGTGTTAAATGACGTGACGGGCCTGCCTTCTACTGGCTTTATTAAGATTGATGACGAGATCATCAACTACGGCTACATCACACAGAACACAAACGCCAAGACCGGCACGCTTTACAACTGCTTCCGTGGCCAGCAAGAAACCATTGCCGTAGCCCATACCGCAGCAGCTATTGTGTATTGGGCTCAAGTTCCGGCTGTTACGGTTTGGCCGACTCCAGATTCAGCCCAGCAGTACACGTTTGTTTACTGGCGTCTACGCCGCACGCAGGATGCGGGTGGTGGTGTGAACGTGATGGACATTCCGTTTAGATTTATTCCATGTTTGGCCGCTGGCCTGTCGTATTACTTGGCGTTAAAGATCGCCGGTGGCGCTGAGCGCCT